GTGATACGCTCTTTTCATCGGCTTCGGAGCGCCATCTCGGCGAGTCCCAAACCGAGATTTACAGGGTCTGACGACTCGATTTTTCCTTGAAATCGACTGCGGCAGTTGACCTTGTGCCACTTGCGGATGTGGCGGAATTGGTAGACGCGCTAGTTTCAGGTTCGCGTTTCTCAGCACTGCATTGGTGAGTTAAGGCGGGGCTAGTCCCCGTCTTTTCTTTTGCCTAGATCGCTCCACTAGTGGATAGATCTTTTTACCGGTACTAGCCGCATACATTTCTTGAGACAACATGGTTTCACCTGCTCTCACTGAGCAACAAATTGAGCTGGAAAAGCGTGCCATTGCCTACGGGCGGGAACGCTTGCTGGACAACACACGCAAGCTGGAGGAGCGCTCCTACGGGTCGGCAACGGTTTATGGGACCGCAAGTATCCAGGCAGCTCTTGGACAGGTTTCACGGGTCATAGAGGACACGCTGAGCCGCATCCACAAGGGGAAAAACGGCGCTGACTTTGCAACGATCCACCAGTACTTGGCTGAGATCGAGCCAGAGGCAGCAGCAGCCATCGCGTTGAAGCTGACCTTTGACAAGGTGTTCAGCCCTAAGGATCGGGCCAATGAGATCGCCAACGTGATTACTGCCATTGGCCAATCCCTGGAGCAGGAGTGTCAGCTTCGTTGGTACGAGTCACAGGACAAAGACCTGTACGACCGAATCAAGCGGCAGTACTGGCACAGCGCCTGTGGCACCCAACAGAAGGCCACCGTGACTCGCACGATGATGAATCGACACGATCATCATTGGACGCCATGGGGGACCGTCGTCAGGGCAAAGCTCGGTGGCTGGTTGCTGGATTGTGTGATGAAAGCGACTGGTTGGTTTGATCGGATCACCGTCAACAGGCACAACGGAACACCAACGCTCATCGTTCCAAGCCTTCTCTTTGCCATGCAAAAGGAAGAGCTGATGCAAGACGCTCTGATGTTCGCTCCAATGGCGTGGCCCATGTTGGTCCCACCACGAGATTGGAGTCCCATCAAGGCTGGTGGTTATCTACTGAATGAGGTCATGCACGGGCATGAGATGGTGCGCCGTGGTGACCCCTCACTATTACAGGGGAACACACCACTCCTGTTTTTGAACAAGCTCCAGAAGGTTGCCTACACGCTCAACGAGTTCATCGTCGACGTGGCTGAGACCTTGATGGAGCGTCAGTACAAGGTCGGTAAGTTTTTGCCGATCATTGAGGTCCCCCTCCCAAACAAACCGTTCGACATAGCGGAGAACGAAGAGGCCAGGCACGAGTACAGACGGCAAGCAGCAGAGGCCATGAACCAGAACGCTGCGTCATTCAAACGGTCCTGCCGTACACGAATGACAATGGAGACCGTCAAGATCTTCAAGGGGCGAGACAAGTTCTTTCTCCCGTGGTCATTTGACTATCGAGGTCGCACCTACCCGATCCCGGCCTTCCTCACTCCACAAGACACCGACTTCGGTAAATCCTTGCTGAAGTTTGCTGAACCGTCTTTCATGACGGATGAAGCAGAGGCTTGGTTGGCATTCCAAGTGGCTACAACCTACGGGTTGGACAAAGCCACGATGCAAGAGCGTCAGGATTGGGTTCTTCAGAACCAAAGCCTGATTTCTCGTGTAGCCAACGCTCCACTAGTGGAGATAGGGGAGTGGGAGGTTGCAGATGAGCCGTGGCAGTTCCTTGCTGCATGTGAGGAATACAACGCTTGTGTCATTGAGTGCACAAGAAGTTGGACAAATCTGCCGATTGCTATTGACGCTACGTGCTCAGGACTGCAGATCCTGGCTGGTATGGCTAGGGATCATTCAACTGCAAGGTATGTGAATGTCATACCTGGCGATCAGCCTCAAGATGCATACAAGGCAGTAGCTGAACGTGCAAAGGAACATTTGCCTGAGCACTTAGCAGCACTCTTGGATCGTAAGGTCACAAAGAGGACCTGCCTCACCATACCTTACAACGCGACCAAGCATTCTAATAGAGCATACATCCGTGATGCTTTAAAGGAAAAGAATGCTGAGTTCACACCAGAAGAGCTGACCTTGATTGTTAATGCAGTCAGAGAAGCAATGTGTGAAATCTTCCCCGGTCCAATGCGTGTCATGGATTGGATCAAACAAGAAGTTGGCGCAGCGTTCAAACGCGGCGTAGATCACCTTACTTGGGAAACACCATCAGGCTTTGTAGTCAAACAAAATCGACGCAAACGCACAACTAAGCGGTTAGATCTTCAGATCTTAGGTCGATGTCAAGTCAACCTAAACACAGACTTTAAAGGCCCTGATGTTGCTGGTCATAAGTCCAGCACTGCTCCCAATCTTATTCACTCATTGGATGCTTCGATCCTTCATCAAGCATTCCTGAAGTTCAATGCACCGTTCACGGTGATCCACGATTCAGTGCTTTGTCGGGCAACTGATATGGGCACATTGAATCGTGTAGTTAGGGAAACCTACTGCGAAATCTTTTCAGCTAGAAATCCACTTGTGGACTTTGCTGAAGCTATCGGAGCAGAGACAGAGCCACCAATCATTGGTGATCTCGATCTTGATTCCGTTCTTGAATCCACCTATTTCTTTTGTTAATGGCCACCAAAACTATCGTCACTGAAAAGCCTGTTGTCCTTGAAGGTTATCAGGCTGTGATGAAGCCCAGCAAGTTTGGTTACTCTCTTGCTACTGTTTTTACTGATGATCTGATTGAACAACTGGAAGCAGACCGCACTGAGGTTCTCAAGTGGTGTGAATCTAAGTTGAAGAATCCGAAGCGTGCAACGCTGAAGCCTGAACCATGGGAAGAAGTTTCCGATGGTAAGTACAAAGTTAAGTTCTCTTGGAATGAAGAGAACTGCCCGACGATTGTGGACAGTGAAGGTACTGTGATTACCAACACAGCGTTGCCTGTGTATAGCGGATCGACAGTCAAGCTGGCCTTCTTTCAAAAGCCTTACATCCTCAAGGATGGTGTCACTTACGGCACCAGTCTGAAGTTGAAGGGTATTCAGATCATCAGTCTTTCCAGCAGTGCTGGTGTCGACACTGGTGACATGGATGCTGAGGATGTTGCTGAACTTTTTGGTAAAACCAAGGGATTCAAGGCTGAGGATCCGAATGTGACCCCGGCTCCTGCAACTGAAACCGACATCGATTTCTGATTCCGATGGCTTTCCGCTCTGGGTTGGAGGAGAAGGTCGCTGATCTTCTCACCAACCTGGGCGTGAAGTACGAGTATGAATCAACCAAGGTTGCTTATCAGATTCAACACAATTACTGCCCGGATTTTCTTTTGCCGAATGGTATTTATCTTGAGGTGAAAGGTCATCTAACCGAAGAGGATCGTCGAAAGATGAAGGCAGTAAAGGATCAGAATCCTGACCTTGATATTCGCTTTGTATTTCAATCGCCCTATAACAAGATCTACAAAGGATCAAAAACAACGTACGCAAAGTGGGCCGAGAAACACGGCTTCCAATGGTGCGTGTTCCACAGTATCCCAATCGAATGGCTGATGTAGAGCTGATCAAAGATCTAGCTACCAATTTGATCATGGCACTCGATAAGCATTCCTCTCCGAATGACATTGTCGAAGGCTTTGAAGATGCATTGGATAGCTACGAAGAATTGATCCAACGTTTCCACACCCAAAAATGACTCCACAAAAACGACTTGAACAGTATTTCTCTGATGTCCTGTGTGAAGCAGAGGAATCCATCAAGGCTGGTGAAGTAAGTGTTGACGATGTTGTCAATGCTTTTGCTGCTGCCATCAATGATTGGCATTCGTATTTCCAGAACACCGCTGACATCTACGAAAAGCTGATCAATGCTGTCATTTCCCGATACAGAAACAAGTAAGTATCTAACCCATGAACCTTGTCCTAATTGTGGCAGTAGGAACAATCTTGGTCGTTACGACGATGGCCACGGCTACTGCTTTGGGTGCGGCTATTGGGAGGCTGGTGAATTCAACACTGTCACATCGTCAAAACCACGAATGACATTTCCCATTAAGGGAACACCTGAACCACTACCTAAACGTGGCCTCAGTGAAGAGACTTGCCGTAAGTATCGAGTGCATCGAGAAGGCAATCAACTTTACTTCCATTACTTCTCAAAGGATGGAAGCTGCATTGGTGCCAAGGTAAAAACCCCTGACAAACAATTTCGATGGGAAGGAACCAACCCTGATGGACAACTCTTTGGACAGCAGCTCTTCCCAAGTTCTGGAAAGAGAGTGGTTATCACCGAAGGAGAACTTGATGCGCTTTCGTGTTATCAGGCTTACGCGGGGAATTGGCCGATGGTATCAATACCGGATGGTGCCAATTCGGCCAAGCGTGCGATTCAAAGGCAGCTTGAGTGGCTCCAGGGCTATGAAG